ATGTCGTCGGACCGAGCGCCACCGCGGCGTTTTCCACCCTGACCAACAGCACCACCGGGACGACCGCGGCGCTGTCAGGTCTGATCTCGATCGCCGCCAATGCGCGGTCGATCGCATTCGCGGATGTCACCGCGCTGAGCGATACCACACTGCAACGCATCCCGGTGCGGGCCGATCCCGGCACTGTTCAGCTCACCATATTCCTCGATGACACGTCAACCGCCAGCAATCTCTGGACGGTGCTGAATACGAGGCGCACCAGCAAAGTTCACACGCGGATCACCGTCGATCTGCCTGGCGCCAACATCGATGGCCTGCTGACATATGATGGCTACATCAGCGAGATCAGCACGCCCGAGGTGGCTGCCTCTGATGAGGCGCTCAGGTTCACGGTCTCGCTGCAACTCAGCGACAAGGACAACTGACATGGCTTTATCCCGCGAGCAGATTTTGACAGCGTCCCCGGCACTGCGCGTCGAGCGCGTGCAGGTGCCGGAATGGGGAGGCGAGGTCTGCGTGCGCGAAATGACCGCCGGCGAGCGCGACCGATGGGACGCCTGGCAGATCGATCACACAGGGCCCGACAGGTTCAACGACCTGCGGGCTCGCCTTCTCGTGACCGTGTTGTGCGATGATGCCGGCGCGCGCCTGTTCACGGACGCGGATATCGAGCATGTCAGCAGGATGCCGGCCTCGATCATCACGCGCATCTGGTCTGTCGCCGTCGACCTCGCCGGCCTGACGGGAGATCAGGAAAAAAAGTCATAAGCGACCCACTACGCCGGGTCAAGTTTCGCCTGGCAGCCCTGCTGGGCATGACTGTCGGAGAGCTCGAGATGCGCATGAGCGCCCGCGAATTCTCCGAATGGATCGAGCTCCTGCGAGTCGATCCATGGGGACCATATCGCAGCGACTTGCAACACGCTCTGTCAGCCTGGTCGCCCATCGCCGCGGCAGGTGGCAAGGCCAAGGTCGAGGACTTCCTGCCATCGGATCGCAGCGAGGACTGGCGCACGCAGCAGACGGCCAGCATCGATGATCTCCTGCGCGAGACGGGCGCCAAGATCACCAGGAGGGCATGATGGCCAACATTGCCAACATGGCGGTCAAGATTGGATTCGATGGCGCCGAGGCGCTATCGGGATCGGTCAAGATTTCTGATGCCGTCCTGAAGGTCGCCACCGCCGCCGACAAGGCTGCCAAGAGCATGAATGCCTTGGATTTTCAAAAATTCCAGGCATCCGAGGCGACACGCGCATCCCGCATGCTGATGACCGCGGCCGAGGTCGAGAAGGACATCGCGCGTGAAAGACTCGAGCAGCGCCTGAAGGGATTGAACGCGCTCGAGAAGCAGGAACTGCTGGCGGCTGAGAAACTCAAGAACAGACTCATGAAAATGAGCGCCGCGGACATCGAGCGCGAGATGGCGACGATGCGGCGAGCCGAGCGCCTGAAGGGACTGAATGCCCTTGAGCGCGAGGAGCTGATGGCGGCCGAGAAACTCAAGCAACGACTTGCCGGCATGACAGCTCCAGAAATCGAGAAAGACATTGCGAATCGCAGAATTCAAGAGCGCCTGAAGGGATTGAACGCGCTCGAGCGTGAGGAATTGCTGGCTAGTGAAAAGCTCAAGGCCAAACTGATGGGCATGAGTGCCCGCGATGTCGAGCGCGAGCTGGCTCGCACACGATTGGCCGAGCGTCTCAAGGGACTTAACGCCCTTGAGCGTGAGGAAATGATGGCTGCCGAAAAAGTCAAGCAGCGACGGATGCGCATGACGGCGGATCAGATCAGGAACGAGATCGCCAGCGAGCAGGCCAAGGCGGCGACCGCGAAAAGATTCGACGGACTCAACGCGCTCGAAAAACAAAAATTGATGCGCGAGGATGCGGTGCGCGCCCGGCGCATGGGAATGTCGGCCACACAGATCGAGCGCGAAATCCAGAACGAACAAGTCAAGGAACGACTCAAGGGCATGAACGCGCTCGAGCGCCGCGAGTTCATGGATGCCGAGAAAAAAAGACAACGGCGCATGCGCATGACGGCGGATCAGATACAGGCTGAGATCGCCGCCGAGGAGAAGGCGCGACAGGCAGCGCCCAAGGCCGGCACGCTGTTCGAGCGCCTCGGGATCAAGGGCCTCGCCGACGCCAAGGCCGGCCTCGAGATGATTCGAGGCGTGATGCAGACATTCGTGATGACGCCCGTCATGGCGGCCGTCTCGATCATGAAAATGGGCAGCGCGCTCGACAATATGAAGGTCATCGCCTCCGGTCTCGAGTCGCAGCTCGGTGGCGGAGCCAAGGCCATCGAATCGCTGCGCGCCATCTCGCTCGAGACGGGTGCTCCGCTCGACGATCTGAACAAGGCCATGCTGGCCTTGAGCGCCTCGGGCATCTCGCTCGAGGAGTCGGCCACCATGATCGGCCGTGCCAGCAACGCGATCACGCTGCTCGGTGGCGGAGCGGAGGCGACCAACACGGTCGCCTCGGCGCTGGGATCGCTCCAGGAGTCGGCACGAGCCAGCGAGGCATCGCTGCGCCCTCTCCAGGCATCGGGCCTGAATGTGTTCGGCGCACTGGCCAAGGAGATCAGTCGGTCGACCGGCCAAGCCGTCACGCTGGCCGAGGCGATGGAGATGCTGCGACAGGGCAGCGTGCTGTCGAGCACGGCTGTGCGCGCCGTTTTCACGGCCAGCAACGACGCGGCCGCTGCGGCCGATGCGGTCGGCAACTCGTTCGCGGGACAGCTCGCGAAACTGAGCGCCGGATTCGATGATCTGCTGCGACAGATCGGATCGGAAATGCTCAAGATATTTCAGCCCGAGAGCGGCCTGTCCTTCCTGCGCGGGATGTTCGAGGGCATCAAGGAGACTGTCAAGGGTATCGCGGATGCGATGGGCATTGCGGTCGATCCCAAGGACAAGGGCGCGAAGCTCAAGGAGATATTCGAGAGCGGCAAGCAATTCGGAGAAAAACTGGGCAAGGCGCTCATCGAGGGTGGCAAGCTCATCAATGATGTGATCACCAAACTGTTGCCGGACCTGCAGAAAATTATCAAGGACATCAAGGATCTGGACCCCGGCAAGGCGGGAGGAAAGCTGATAGCTGGTGCGGCCCGGGCACCATTCGAGGGCGGCAAGAGTCTGGGCCAGCAGATCATGTCCGACATCGACAAGGGATTCAATCTGGGCATCGCTCCCGGCAAGGGCAAACTTAATCAGATCATCGCCGAGACCGAGCGCATGAAGGAGGCTGCTCGTAGTGGCAAGTTCGACGGCGAGATCATCGTTGGCGATTTCGACAACATCGAGGAGGCACTCGACGGATTCGATCAGGTCACAGAGGACTTTGTCGCCGAGCTTATCAGGCAGACCCAGGATCTGAATCAGGCGAACAGGTCAGCCGAGCAGCTGCGCAAGGAGGCGCTCAGGAGCTCGATGACCGATGCCGAGAAATTCACGGAGATGATCGAGGCGATCGATGTGAAACTCAAGCAGGCCGGCGCCGCCAGCGAGGGCCAGCAGGCCCTTCTGCGCGAGGCCCTTGGCCGACAGGTCGGGGCGCAGATCCAGTCGGCGATCACGAAGTTTCGCCAACAACAGCAGGACCTGCCCACGGCCCTGGTGGCCGGATCGGCTGCCGAGGTCGAGGCGCGCATCCGGGCTGAGCGAGGCATGAAAACGCCCGAGCAGGAGATGATCGCGGCGCTCGACGCGCAGACACGGCAGGGCGAGGAGCAGACGGCCGCGCTCCAGCAGCTCGTCGCCCTCGCCGCGGCGAATGGCCGGGCGCCAGCGACACTGGTGATGCCGAAATAGGAGACGAGATCGATGGCCTACACACTGTTCTCCGAGGTCCATGCCGGCCGACAGGCGACCGTCGACGCCAAATTCAACCGCACCTATCAGCGCGTGTTCCTGGTGCGCACGGATTCGGCAACATACGGACCGTACTATGCCGGCTCACATCCATCACTGCCGGCTATATTCTCGGCGCATCCCGAGGACGCGCTCGCGTATTGCCTGACCCTCGCCCCGTCGCAGGATCAGGACGATCCACTGCTGTGGCGTGTCACGGCCACCTACGGTTACAACCTCGACATGACGACATCGGGATCCGCTCCGAGCGGCAATCCCGCTGTCGACACGCAGCAGCAGGGAGTCGCGCCCGCGTCACGAGTGCGGGCGCCGGGATCACGAGGACGGGACTATCAGGTCGCCACGAACAGCTACAACATCGCCCTGTATCGCGCGATCAACGCCTCGACCAGCACGCTCGAGATGGTGCAGAACTCGGCAGGCGAGCCTCTCCTGCCTCCTCTCCAGGTCATGCGAGGCGGCGCAACGATCACAGTCGGATTGAATTCGTTGAGCGCTCCCAGCGCGGCATGGATCGCCGCCATCGGTTTCATCAATTCAACGACATACACGGTCGGGCCCTATGTGATTGGCCAATATCTGGCGCGCCTGAATAGTGTGAACGCGCAGCTCGTCTACGAGAACAATATCTCCTACTGGCGCTGGTCGATCGTGTTTGAGTATCGTCCGAATGGATGGGGCACGACACTGGCCAACATGGGTAAAAAAATCAGAGTGTCGATTGGCAGTGATCAACTCAAAAATATCGAAATCAATGGCGTCTCGATATCGTCTCCAGTTTATTTGAATGCGACAGGCACGGCCGCATGGACGACGGCCGATGGCGAATCAGCTAAATACAAGACATACATTGGATACGATGTTGTCGCATTCCCGAGCCTGTAGGAGTCGATCATGCCGGGATACCTGCTCGACGAGGAATCGATAGCAAGACTGGCCAAGATGCTCCGTGATTACGAGCAGGGCACGCTGTTTCAGCCAGGACAAACAGATCGAGATGATGCGGGCGAGTCTCCTGTCGTTCATTATGTCAGGTGCACATCATCAACGCCGACATCAGGGCTGTATCCCGGCGTCCTGCTCAGCTACAACGCATCATCCGGAACATACACGGATGTCCAGAATGTCAAATTACTCGAGATCAACGGGGCGACTCCTGTCGCAGGTTATCGGTACTTCGGAAGATTCGCCGGATATACCAGTGCCGGCGACACTGTATACGCGATAAAAGCTACTGATCCGACCACGACGACGACCACCACCACCACGACAACGACGACAACAACAACTCCAGAGCCGACCACCACAACAACGACAACGACGACCACATCAACGACCACAACGACGACGACATCAACAACCACTACAACAACGACCAGCACCACATCAACGACACCTGAGCCTTTGTCGATATCAGTCGTCACAGGAATCACTTGCGAAGATGGCATCATTACGCCGGTTTACACAACGATCTGTATACCTGGCGGATACATCTGCTGATGGCCACCACAACGACCACTCTCGAGCCTATCACGACGACTGAGGAGCCAGCGACTACT